CTTCTCCAAGAGTCGGCTTTGCGCAGTCTGACGTCATTACACTCGTCCTTACGCTACTCGGTACTCTTGTTTCACAAGAGGATTCCGAGAATGGCGTTTTGGATGCGGATGTTTTGACGCGGATCCTCAACGGAGAACCTTAAGGTTCTTTCCGTCGGACCCTAACTACTAAGGCCACGGTGTATTGATGCATAGAAGAGGCTAGGAGGTTTACCTTATGGAAACCAATAATAGCCTAGAGACATATGTCTCCTTATATATATCATTGCATCGTGATATAGCTAGTAGCTATCCTGAATCTGTTAAAGAAGCTAAGCTTGATCGAATGAGAATTCGATATCGGCTTAGTACCGAAGGTTTTTCGTTTTTCACGAAAACCTTGCCGAAGCTAGGAAAAGCGTTTGATACCGCTCTCCATACTTCGAAACCACTAAATGCAGAAGGGTTTGTAAAAACTTCTTCTGTATCTGCAATCCCCAAATTTCTTGGGTGGTTGCTTGGTCGGATCTTTGACAAACAAGGGTACGTCCGCAGTGATGCGGACGTAACCGCTATTAGTCACACTAGACAGTTATTGTACTTCTTGTACAAGCTGTCCATACCGTATGATCAACAAACTGAAAAATCAGTCATTGACTCATTCGTTCTTATCGAGGAAAACTTGGCTAAAGATAGCCAGTATTGCTTTCCTCGTGATGTCGAGCCCGTCTTGCGAAACGCTACCAAGTTGGTTGCGCGACTCTTCGACGGATTTCAACCTCGTGATATCATCCCGAGGCATGGACCAGGGGCCGTCGCTACAGGTGAAGAGGTCGGTGAGAAGTCAAACTTCTCCCGCCTCTACGGATCTCTCGAAGGAATGTATCCCTTTACGGAATACTTCACCCTCGGAGTTACCCACATCTGTGACGACCAAGCCTACGTCCAAGGACTTACTGTTATTCCCACGGGAACTGCGAAAGTAGTTCTCGTGCCGAAAGACAGTAGAGGCCCTCGACTTATATCGTGTGAACCATTAGAAATCCAATGGATCCAACAGGGTTTACGTTCGAAATTATATTCGCACGTAGAGAAGCATAGATTGACACGCGGTCACGTGAATTTCACGGACCAAAGCGTTAATCGAAAGCTAGCCCTCGAAGGCTCACTCACTCAAAAGTGGGTGACACTCGATATGAAGGACGCTAGTGATCGCGTATCCCTGAAACTAGTCGAAAGACTATTCGGTGGAACTGTACTACTTGAGGCCTTGAAAGCTTCTCGTAGTACAGCTACGCGGTTACCCGACGGTCGGTTAGTGCCATTATTCAAGTTCGCTCCAATGGGATCAGCAGTATGCTTTCCCGTGGAGGCGCTTGTGTTTTGGGCATTAGCCGTTAGTGTGATTGCATTAAACGGGCGTGGTCTGCGCTATGCGCTTGATCACGTATACGTTTATGGCGATGACATCATTGTACCAAGCAAAGACTATCACTTGGTACTTGCAACGTTTCCTACAGTTGGACTAGAGTTCAACCATTTGAAATGTTGTGTGGGCGGATTCTTCAGAGAATCCTGTGGGTGCGATGCCTATAAAGGCATCGATGTCACACCCGTCCGCATGCGGACCCTGTGGTCTCATCGAGATGCAAGATCGGCCGACGAACTCACGTCGTACGTAGCGTTACACAACGCGATGTACGTTCGTGGATATTGGATAACTGCAGACCTGATTAGGTCTATGGTAGTTTCCCGTTATGGGATTCTACCTTATATCCCAGTAGAATGCAAAACTCTACTGGGTTTTTGGAGTTATCAACCGGGCCTACATGGGTTGAATAAGAGTTTAGGAATAAAGGTGCGATTTAGCACCAACTTCCATCGACTCGAATACAATTCATGGACCGTTAAACCAAAGTACAAGACGTACAAGGTTAATGGTTGGAGAGAGTGCCTCCGCGTGTTAAACACGGGAAGTACTGGCTCACCC